ACCCGCAAGAAGACCCCCCGCAAGCGCGCCCCCCGGCAGCGCGACCTCTACACCCCGGAGCTCTTCACCCGGATCTGCGACCGCATCGCCCGCGGCAACTCCCTGCGCCAGTCCAGCGACCATGAGGGTATCGCCCCATCGACCTTCCTGCGGTGGGTGAACAACGACGCCGCTCTGGCTGAACAGTACACGCGGGCGCGGGAGATCTGCCTGGACGTGTGGGCCGACCAGATCCTGGAGATCGCCGACGACGCCAGCCGGGACATGACCACGGACGAGAAGGGCCGGACGGTGGTCGATCACGAAAACATCAACCGGGCCCGCCTGCGGGTGGACAGCCGGAAGTGGGTGCTGGCGAAGCTGAAGCCGCGGGTCTACGGCGACAAGGTGGCGGTCGAAACCCGCGACAAGACCCTCGAGGACTACATCCGGGAGTCGGGCATCCACGGGGAAAAGCCGGGTGCTAACGGCCCCTGAACGCCTCAGGGCGTGGCGGCGGTCGCCGCTGCAGTTCGTCCGGGACGTGTTCCGCGTGGAACCTGACGCCTGGCAGGCCGAGGCGCTCGAGGCCTTCCCGGGGTCGCCCCGCCTCGCCATGAAGGCGTGCAAGGGCCCCGGCAAGACCGCGGTGCTGGCGTGGCTGGGGTGGAACTTCCTGATGACCCGGGACCACCCCAAGGTGGCCGCCACGTCGATCACGGCCGACAACCTGGCCGACAACCTGTGGACCGAGATGGCGAAGTGGCAGGCCAAGTCGCCCATGCTGCAGGCCGCCTTCACCTGGACGAAGACCCGCATCGTCGCCAACGACCACCCCGAGACGTGGTGGATGTCGGCCCGGACCTGGCCCAAGGGCGCCGACCCGACCCAGCAGGCCGACACCCTGGCCGGCCTCCACGCCGACTACCTGCTGTTCATCGCGGACGAGTCCGGCGGCATCCCGGAGGCCGTCATGGTGGCCGCCGAGGCCGGCCTGTCGTCCTGCATCGAGGGCCACATCGTGCAGGCCGGGAACCCCACCCACCTGTCCGGCCCCCTGTACCGGGCCTGCGTGACCAACCGGCAGGACTGGTACGTCGTGGAGATCACGGGCGACCCGGACGACCCGAAGCGGTCGCCCCGCGTCGGCGTCGAGTGGGCCCGCAAGCAGATCGCCACCTACGGCCGCGACAACCCCTGGGTGCTGGTCAACGTCTTCGGCCGGTTCCCGCCGTCCAGCCTGAACTCGCTGATCGGCCCCGACGAGGTGCGGGCGGCCATGGGCCGCGAGCGCCGGCCTGAGGACTACCGCAACCTCGCCAAGATCCTCGGCGTGGACGTGGCCCGGTTCGGCGACGACGCCTCGGTCATCTTCCCCCGGCAGGGGCTGCAGGCCTTCACGCCGGTCACCCTCCGCAACGTGGACAGCGTCCAGGGCGCCGCCCGGGTCAGCCAGGCCGTCGGCACCTGGGGCGCGCACGCCACGTTCGTGGACGACTCCGGCGGCTACGGGGCGGGCTGGATCGACCAGCTACGGGTGCTGGGGCGCGACCCCATCGGCGTCCAGTTCGGTGGCTCGCCCGACGACCCCCGGTACCGGAACAAGCGCACCGAGATGTACTTCCGGGCCGTCGAGTGGGTCCGCCGCGGCGGCTGCCTGCCCGACGTGCCCGAGCTCGTCGCCGACCTGAGCGAGCCGACCTACACGTTCCAGGGCGACAAGCTGCTGCTCGAGCCCAAGGATCAGTTGAAGGTCCGCCTCGGCCGGTCGCCGGACTGGGGCGATGCGTTCGTGCTGACGTTCGCTGCCGACGTGGCGCCGCCGCCCGCCGACCCGGTGCTGGCGACGCCTGATCGGTCGAGCGGCCTCGGCTACAACCCATTGCGCAGGAGGTGAGGCGCGGATACACCTATCCGCCATGTGTAACCCAGCGTTCCTGGCCCCCTTCGCGGCGGGCACCGCAGGCACAGCCGGTGGTGTCGGTGCCGGCGGTCTGGCGGCCGGAGTCACGGGCGCCGCACTCCCGGGGGCCATCGGCACCGGGGCCGCGGCGACTGCCGCCAAGACGGTGGGCAGTACGCTGCTCGCCGGGGCCGCCAAGGCGGCGCCCGCCGCTGCGGCCGCGGCCGCGCCGGCCGCCACCGGCCTGAGTACCGCACTCAAGGTCGGCGGCACCGCCGCCTCGCTGGCCGGCGCCGTCACGCCGCTGATCTTCCAGCCCAAGGTGCCCGGCTTGCCCGGCCTCGCGAAGGAGCCGTCGGCTGACGAGCGCGCCCGGCAGGCCCGGCTCGCGGCCCGCCTCAAGGGCGGCGGCCGGAGCTCCACCATGCTGACCGGCGCCGGAGGCGCGGCGACCCCGACCGGCGGCCAGAAGGCGGCGTTCGGCCTGTGATCAGCGAGGAGCGCCGCAACCAGGTGCTACGCAGCCTGGTCACGATGGAGCGCGAGCGGGCGAACTGGGAGCCGCTCTTCCGGGAGCTCGAGGAGAACTTCGCCCCGCGGCGCGCCCGCTGGGAGCCGACCGACACGCCGAAGGCGGCGCAGGTGTCGGCCAACGATTCGATCTACGACGGCGCCCCGCTGTACGCGCTCCGCGTGCTGAAGTCGGGGATGATGGGCGGCCACACCTCGCCGTCCCGGCCGTGGTTCCGGCTGATCACGCCCGACCCCGACCTCATGGAGTTCGGCCCGGTCAAGCAGTGGCTCTACGTCGTGGAGCAGCGGATGCGGACGGTGTTCGCCCGGTCGAACATCTACAACGCGCTGCCGGTGTTCTACGGCGACCTGGCCGTGTACGGGACCGCGGCGCTGGGCCTGTTCGGCGACGACCAGGACGTGGTCCGCGCCTACCCCTACGTCATGGGCAGCTACTACGTCGCCAACGGTGCGCGACTGAGCGTCAACCGCGTGGCCCGGCGCTGGCGCAGCACGGTCGCCAACGTGGCCGAGGAGTTCGGGCAGGAGAACCTGTCCACGTCCGCGAAGCGCAGCCTTGAGACGAAGAACTGGGGCAACCCGGTGGATGTCTGCCACATCGTCCAGCCGAATCCCGAGGCGGACCCGCGCTACGCCGACTCGCGGTCGATGCCCTACGAGTCGCTGTACTGGGAGAAGGGGTTCCCCGACGGGAAGATCCTGCGCCGCGAGGGCTTCCGCGAGATGCCCATCCTGGTCGCCCGCTGGGAGGCGGTCGGCGAGGACGCCTACGGGATCGGCCCCTGCATGGACGCCATGGGCGACGCCAAGCAGTTGCAGTTCGAGACGCTGCGCGCCGCGCAGATGATCGACAAGCTCACGGAGCCGTCCTGGAACGTGCCGGCCGCGCTCGCCAACCGGCCCAAGTCGATGCTGCCGGGCGGGTACAACTACGTTCCCGACACGGCCAACGGCATCCGCCCGGTGTACGAGGTTGACCCGCGGGCCGTGCAGATCCTCAACGAGACGCGCATCGACCTGCGGAACCGGCTGAACCAGTCGCTGTACGTCGATATGTTCCTGATGCTGGCGCAGTCCGACCGCCGGCAGATCACCGCCCGCGAAGTCGAGGAGCGGCACTCGGAGAAGCTGATGCTCATCGGCCCCGTCCTCGAGCGCCTGTCCGACGAACTGCTCGATCCGCTGATCGACCGCACGTTCCGCCTCATGCTCGAGGCCGGCGAGATCCCGCCGTGGCCCGAGGAACTGGAGCGGATGCCGCTGAAGATCGAGTACATCTCGATCTTGGCGCAGGCCCAGAAGGCCATCGCCCGGTCCAGCATTGAGGCCGTGGCCGGGTTCGCGGCGAGCCTGTCGCAACTCAACCCCGAGGTGCTGGACAAGCTCGACACCGACCAGAGCATTGACGAGTATGCCGACATGGTCGGTGCGCCGCCGACCATCGTCCGCAGCGACGAGGCCGTGGCCGCCATGCGCCGCAAGCGGGCGCAGGACGCTGCCGCCGCGCAGGCCGCGCAGATGGCCGAGCAGATGGCCGGCGCCGCCCAGAAACTCGGCAACACCCCGATGGGCCAGGACTCGGCGCTCGACCGGATGACCGGCTGATGTGGTCGCCGAGCCCGGTGCGCGACGACTCGCGTGCGGAACTCCGCGAGCAGCAACTCCGCGCCGACCTGACCGAGGTACTTGCGCTGCCGGCGGGGCGCAGATACTTAGTTTCCTTGCTAGACCGTTGTGGCGTTTTCAGGAGCGTCTATTCGCAGGGGAGCATGGAATACCTCGAGGGTCGCCGGACTGTTGGACTGGAAGTTCTCCAGGACATCGAGCGCGTAGGCCCCGACCGGGTTGTCCTGGTGCTGACCGAAGCGATGAACGCGGATGCCAATGACCGAGACGAGTAACACGCCCCCGACGACCCCCGAGGCTCCGGCCCCGGCGGCGCCGGCCGTCCCACCGGAAGGCGCTGCGGCGCCGGCCGCGGGCGCCCCGGCGGCACCGGCCGAGATCACCTACGACCTGAAGTTCCCCGAGGCGCTGGCCCCGGGCCAGGAACTGGTGAGCGAGTTCACCAAGGCGTTCCAGGCCCACAAGCTGGCGCCCGAGGCGGCCCAGGCCATCGTGGATGTCCTGCCGAAGGGGTTGGAGGCCGCGCAGTCCGTGTTCCAGCAGACGCTGGAGCGGCAGCACGCGGACCAGGTGAAGGCCTGGGAGGACGCGGTTCGTGCCGACCCGACGATGGGCGGCGCGAAGTTGGACGCCACGCTGGCCGCCGCGCAGTCCGCGCTGGGTCGGTTCGGCGACGACGACCTCCGCGCCCTGCTTGAGTCCACGGGGTTCGGCTCGCACCCGGCTGTCATCCGCCTGTTCGCCAAGCTCAACCAGGAGATCTCCGAAGGCAAGCACGTTCCGGGCGGCCAGCCGGCCCCCGTGAAGTCGGCCGCGGAGGCTCTGTACACCCACCCCACCAGCCGGAAATCGCTGAAGTTCGGCTAGGAGAAACGACATGGCTACCCTTGCAACCAACATCGTCACGCTCGCCGACCTGAAGGCCGGCATGGACCCCAACGGGGCCCCGGCCACGGCCATCGAGATCCTGAACGAGACGAACGAGATCCTCGAGGACATGAGTTGGCTGGAGGGCAACCTGCCCACCGGCCACCAGCACAGCGTCCGCACCGGCCTGCCGACCCCCGCGTGGCGCCTGCTCAACTACGGCGTGCCGCAGTCCAAGGGCACGCAGGTGCAGGTGACCGACACCTGCGGGATGCTCGAGTCCTACAGCGAGGTGGACAAGAAGCTGCTGGGCCTGAACGGCTACAACGCCGGCTGGCGCCTGCAGCAGGACCGCCCGTTCGTGGAGGCGTTCGGCCAGACCCTGGCGGACACGATCTTCTACGGCAACACGGCGGCCACCCCGGAGCGGTTCCTCGGCCTTGCGCCGCGGTTTGCCTCTTCGTCGGCGGGCACCGGCCAGAACATCGTCAAGGCCGACTCGAGCGCGTCGGGCGCCACGCAGACCTCGGTGTGGCTGATCGGCTGGTCGAACACGACCATCCACGGCATCTACCCGAAGGGTTCGATGGCGGGCCTGCAGATCGAGGATCTCGGCGAGGACACGAAGGTGGACTCGAACGGCCTCATGTACCAGGTGATGCGGACCCACTTCGAGTGGGACTGCGGCCTCGCGGTGCCCGACTGGCGCTACGTCGTCCGCATCTGCAACATCGACATCGACAACCTCACCAAGACGGGCTCGACGGGTTCCGACCTCATCGATGCCATGACCCAGGCGCTTGAGATCATCGAGAGCCTGAGCGGGGTCCGCCCGTGCTTCTACGCGAACCGGAAGGTGCGGAGCTTCCTGCGCCGGCAGATCGCCAACAAGGTCGTGAACTCGACGCTGACGATGGACACCGTCGCCGGCAAGCG